CTTCATTTTACTTCTGATTCTTACGATTTTTTTCGTTATAACGGAAAGACCAACGTATCAAAGGACAACTTTGCAAACAATAAAGCAAAGTATTCCTTTTACAAACTATCACGTAAGTATAACATAGATGATTTGAAGTCTTTTTATATTGCCAACTTTTTGGAAACTAATGTGAATTGGGTAGGCGATATATCTGGTAATGACGGTGAAGAAAATTACAAGAAATGGCAAAAAAGAAACCAGAGCTTGACTTACCGTTTTGAACAAGATATAATAGGACTACTTAACGCAACACAATCACCAAATGAAATGTTGATGGTTGAAGATGGACAATATCCATTATTGTTGAAAGAAATGACTTATGGTAATGTAAGTATCGAAACGGTTTGTATATTGAATGATATTATGAATTTCTTACCGATGTGGTCTAAAAAAATAACAGACGATGTTGTTTGGCCAACATACAAAAGAAAAATTGAAAAATACACACCGTTTATACATTACGATAAACAAAAATTCAAAAACATTTTAAAAGAAAGTTTGAGAGACTATGCGTAGAATTAGTTGTATCTATCTGGACATGGATGGTGTGATTGCCAATTTTGAAAAACGTTATAAAGAATTGTTTAACATTTATCCTTCTGAAGCGAGAAACAACAGAGAGTTTGATAAATTTTTTGATGAGTTTATTGCTGGCAACAACTTTGCAACATTGGAAATGATGCCTGACGCTATGCAGTTGATTATGGCATTACGTAATGCATTGCCACCAACTCAAATTCTATCGTCCACAGCGAGTGAGAAACGATATGAAGCAATCTCTAAACAAAAAATCGAATGGTTGGAAAAACACGATATTGACTTCCAACGCAATTTCGTTCCAGGTAAACAGCATAAGAAAAAATATGCTAGAAGTGACACAATAATCATTGACGATACCGAAAGTATCATTAATGATTGGCGTGAAGCAGGTGGTCTGGCAATCTTGCACAGAAATGTTCCAGATACCTTGGCACAGTTAAAGTTTCTGCTTGACGGCGCCTAAATAATATTATATAATGTATCATGTGGACAATCCGTTTATATTCCGTTAATATTCCGTTTAATAAGAAAGAAGGTAATTATGAGTATTGATTTTTCAAGCCTAAAGAAAAGTTCAGGCAATCTGGACAAGTTGAAATCTAAAGTAGCAGAGCTCAACGCATCAACAGAAGGCAAATCCGATAAAGAAAATTTTTGGCGACCAGAAGTGGACAAAGCCGGCAACGGCATGGCTACTATTCGCTTTCTACCCGCAGCAGCAGTAGATGGTGATGACGGTCTTCCTTGGGCTAAGATTTTCGAACATGGCTTCCAAGGTCCTGGTGGTTGGTTAATTGACAAATGTTTGACAACCAAAAACCAACAATGTCCAGTATGCGAACACAACAACAAATTGTGGAACTCTGGTATTGAAGCGAACAAAGACATTGTTCGTAAACAAAAACGTAAACTATCTTACATCGCTAACATTTACATCGTATCTGATCCTAAGCATCCAGAGAATGAAGGACAAGTTAAATTGTTCAAGTTCGGTGCTAAGATTTTTGAGAAGATTACTGAAGCAATGAATCCTCAGTTTGAAGATGAAACACCAATCAATCCATTTGATTTCTGGAAAGGTGCTAACTTCAAGTTGAAGATTACTAAGGTTGCAGGTTATCAGAACTATGATAAGTCTGAATTTATGTCACCATCAGCATTGTTGGATGACGATGAAGAACTTGAAAAGATTTGGAAGTCACAACATTCTCTTTCAGAGTTGGTTGCTGACAAAGAATTTAAGTCTTATGATGCTTTGAAAACACGTTTGGATAAAGTTCTTGGTTTGAATGATGATGGTGATGCTCCACGAGCAAGAACCACAGTTGAACAAGCTAAGGCTGCACCTAAGAAAGTTGCTGATGATACCCCACCTTGGGAACCAGCAACAGATGATGATGATATGGCTTACTTCTCAAAGTTGGCTGACGATTAAAAACTAAATCGCTCCTTTCTTCGCCTTTAGTTTACCCCGCCTAGTGCGGGGTTTTTCATATCATCCGAGTAGAATCAACAATCAATCCCATGAATGTCGGTTCATCATTTCTGACCGATATCTCAATAGGTCTTAAACCACTCTTAGGTTGAGTTTTGGTCACGTTGTTGACGGTTTTATTGACCATTGTTGGTGTAATATCCTGATTTTTAGCCTCAATATTACCAAAATTAACCTGATTGGTTAAATTGGAAACTGGTGCTGATTTTGGAGTATTTGTAACCGGCTGAATTGGACTAGAAGTGGGTTTTGTTGGAGCTTTTTGTAAATTACCTTCAGCATCAAATTCCATTCCTTCTGGTGCTTCTGGAGAAACTGTATTTTTTTGTTGTGTGTTGTTTGGCTTCGATGAATCGGTGGCTGGTTTAGTCAATGGAGTTACTAATCTACCCTCAGAATCAATACGTGAAAAGCCTTTTCTACGTTCCTCTTCGGTTGTTCCACTCTTTTCATCCCAACCAATCTTTTTAAGATATGCATCTTGCATTTCTTTATCTTTCCATGGAGTTAGGAAAGATGCTTTATCTTCAGAAGGTCTATCAGCAAGAAGATTCAATCTCTTACGTTCAACTGCATCGGTGCTTTCCGCAGCTTCCATAATTGCTCTAGATTCAGCTCCAGGATCCATCGCACCAAGAATACTTTTTGTTGTTGCCTCTGGATTTTTATCGTTCTCTAAAAGCATAAGCAAAGTTGCACCAGCCAACAAACCAAGACCAATTGGATTAAACATAAAGAATCTAGCAATGTTGGCCAAAACTGGCAAAGCTGCACGACCAATATTAAAAGCTTCAGCAATATAATCCATTACTGAAGGTTCTTGTCTAACAGGTTCAGCAGTTTTTTGTTCTTGCACTGGTGCTGTAATTTTTGTTCCAGTAAGAGCTGCCAAGAACTCTTTGTGGCGTCTTTGTTTTTCACTTTCAATTTCTTCCGCAGAATTTTTTTCCAATTCTCTTAATCTAATATCTTCTTCACGGCTATTTTTTAAGAATGAGTATATCTTAGATAGTTGTTCATTGATTCCTGCTGTGTCACCTTCACCAGGAAGTTTTTTAAGTTTATCTGCTGTGTTATACCCACCAATAACACTTTTAGTTCTGCCTGTGAAATAGTCAATGTCTCTTTGACTACGACCAGTTAATTTACCAAACAGAGCTGGAACAAATCTTGAACCACCTGTCATAAATCTTATGACGTTCAACGGGTCAAATTTTTCTTTGATACCTTTTATTCGAGCTTGACTTCTTAGTGAAATTGTTTTGCCAATAGCACTAACAATACCAGTGTCTTTTTGAGCCAACTGGTCAAGGACCATATCAGAAAAATTAGATTTTCTGATTCTTCTGGCTTGTTGGTAATTTAATTTATTGTCTGCCATTTTTTACTTTCTTTTGTGGGCCGGTCTATCATCAACTCTGTTGGTATTTGCAGATTCTTCGGAAACATAATTGTTATTTGTGGTGTTATTACTTACCGGAGAAGATTTGCCACTTTCTTTATGAAGGTCAAGATTTTCTGTTGTTATACCCAACAATTTAGAGGCTGATTTACCAGATTCTAATTGCTGCCTTAGATAAGTTGGTCTGTCACCATTTCCAGAAAAAGCTGCACGAACTTGTTCCACGTTAGATATATCGACATTACCTTTTCCTGCCGTCAATAACATTACAGCTTTATCTAAGTCATCTTGATTGGTATAAGAATTTAATATTCTTAGACCTTTCTCATAACCAGCTTTCATTTTTTCAATTGATAACGCTGCATTTAAACTGTTGCCGGCAAGTAACGCCAAATACGCTAAAGTAGCAGCAGTTGTGGTTTGAACATCTCTATTAATCAATTCTGGATTATTAACTAAATCTAATCCCAAAAATTTACCAATGGCTTTATAAGTTCCTTCGTGTGTTATACCAATCAGTGACCTACCCATGTATTTGGTGCCGCCATGATATCCAACAGCTTCAAAAAATTTATTTTGGTCTGGATCTTCTATTACTGATTTCCATTTTTCACCTGACCATTTTTTGGCAAAAGTGAAATTCATATATGCTGTTCCAGCACCAGGTCCGGATTGAGGAACACTAGGGTCCTTTGCAGCAATTTTTTTATATTTGTCAGCTGGAATCTTAGATTTTCCTGATTCCATATTTCGCCAAGTATTTTTATATGCTACTGGTCCCGC